AAAGCAAAGAATGTTGCCGGTTATCGTAACTATGATTCTTCGGAGTTTGCCCGTCAGGATGCACTTCTGGAAGATGATGATGCTATGGAAGCAATCTGGAAGAAAGAGTATTCTCTTGAAGAGTTTGTTGCTCCTGACCAGTTCAAGTCCTATGATGATCTGAAGAAGCGTCTTGATTATGTTCTCGGACTCAAAGGAACGACTAAGTTCCAAGACCAAGAATCCGTTCAGGAAGAAGAAGAGTTCCGTCAGCAGAATCGTGATGAATCAAATCCTGTCCCTCAATCAATGAAGGAAGAACTGACTGACCTTTCTTCTACCAAGACTGATGACGATGATGATACACTCTCATACTTTGCCGCACTCGCAGCAGATTGAGTTAGTATGAGGTTGTGACTTTGGTATTCTCAGTTCTAATCAGTGATTCGTTCACATATTCTGAGGATAAACCATAAGTCATAATCTCTCTCATATCATTTAAAAATTGTTGTAAATATCCTTGTTTTAGTAAATAAATCGAGGATTTTTTATTGTTTTTAATTGTTTCATATTCCCAGTTTATAACACCTCTTCTTACTGAAGTGCCAGATACAGAAACTTTAGTACCATTATCACTATAATTTAAAGTAAAGTCTTCATTCACATCTTTACCTGCCGGAAGAATTAATCTACCATTCGAATCTTTGACTTCCTCAGTTTCATAGTGATGAATGTCATACAAACCTGCAATACCATACTTATTCTCTGTATACTTATATAATTGGTAATTAGATAAAGGCCATTCATCTCTTACATTAATAATACCGGCAGTCATTAAGACTACCCAATCTAAATCTGCCTTACCATAAAACTCTTCTGCCACTGTATCAGGTCTGGCACCTTCTACGATTTCATACTTATTGAAGAGTGTAAAAACATTTTGTAAGTCATCACGTAACTTATTTCTTCTGAATAAGTTTTTGACTTTTAGGTAATCTTGTGATGAAATTGCATCAGACAAAAATGACTGATATTCTACATTTGGTAGTTCTCTGAAATAACCCATTTTAGTATCCTACTCCTAATGTACCACTGCCAATATCATAATCTTCTGCATAAACTGGATTTAGTTCTTGGAATGATAATTGCATCACCATATGAACTGGTGTTTTGGCATCATCGTTATATGTCATATAAGTTCCTGAACCTGTGTAATTGAGCTGAACATTTGTAAGTGCCGCAATAATAAATTTATTTAAGAATTTGTGCTCAGAGCTTCCAGTCATATATTTTAGACGGAATACATTTGGAGACTGGAGAAATATACCAGTTGCATTAGTTCCTTTTTCAATTGTTGTTGATGGTGACATATTTATTTTTAAAGCTCTAATAATATTTTTGATTTCCTCTGCTTCACCAACATTTCTTGGAGCAAGATTAAAGGAAAAGTTAAAACTTCTTAACTTTATGCCATTAAATAAAAGTTCTGTATTTGGATTTAAAATTTGTCCGGTTGATCTTGCTAAAACCCCTTCAAAACTAGTATTTCCTCCCAATGCATTTACTACCTTCGAAGCAAAAAATGCATTAGCTAATCCTTGTGCTTCACCACTTTGTGCTATTGTTTTCACTCCTTCTGCTCCTCCTTTAAGTGCTCCGCCTATTCCTTCGAAAAACTTATCAGCAGTCATCGCACCAGCCGCAAGTCCAAGACCCATGGCCTCAAATGAATTTATACTATCTTCACCCCAACCCGTAGAATTTGTTGATGAAATATTTTGTGGTATTGGTAAAAATATTGTTCCTAGTAGGTCTTCTTTTTTATTATAATTTCCTTTAGATGTTTTTAATGATTTTAACGATTGATTTTTTTGTTTAGTTAAGTCAAGACCTGCTGGTTTATATTGTAAAACATCTATTTGTAAATAATCTGTTTTTGCGTGTATTTCTTTTTTTGGATATCTAAATGGACCAAATTTAGATGATGGTCTTACAGATTGTTCATTATATTTTGGTTTGGTGGGTTGAGTAGCAGCTTTTGCCCCTTTTTTTGCTGTTACTATAGGTTTTAGTGGTTCTGCTGGTAAAGCATTTCCAGCAACATCTACTAGTCCAGCAGGTTTAACTTCATCTAAGACTACTTCTTTAAAAGCATTATTAACTTTCTTTGCTGGCAATCCCCCTAAGTTTTGTAATAAATCTGCCATCTATCTTTCTTTTTACAACTATTTAGAACGAACTTTAGCAAAACCGAGTTCTATCACATCAGACATCTCTTCTGGATAGATTTCGTATAGTCCACCTATGATTTGATTGTAATCATATTGCCTTCTACTATTCTGAGAATCCCAATGAAAATTAATTCCACGAAACCCCCATGAGAATACTTCGGTAACACCTACAAGAGGGTGTTGGTCATACTGCATTCCTGGTGTCTTGGCATTATAAAAGAAGGTATAATATTTTCCACTAGAAGGAACTTTACCACCTTCGGATAAAACACTGATTAATTCAGTCATAATATCATCAGGTTTTTCTATACCAATTAAAGTATCAACAACACCACGCACACGATTATCATTATCTTCTGTTGGATTTCTTCTTTGTTGGAGTGTCTTTCTTGGCATTACTTAATACCTTCTTTATTAACGAACATTCCACCATTTTTTAAGATAATATAACGAGATAGTTTTGTCTTTTCCATAGTTTCAGTCATAGATGAATAGATTTTTCCATCATAAATGACAGGTTTTCTATTAGCACTTGGTCTACCTTTCATCATTTCACTATGTCTTCTGTGCTTTTCTTTATCATTACGATTTCTTTCTGCCATTTTTTTCAAATTTTCAGTATAATATGACATAGGTCTTGGATTATTTTTTAATTTTTCTTTCCAAGTATTTGATTGCTTTTTTCTTATCTCCTCTGGGATTTTCTTTCCTTTTAAACGTCCTTTGTTTGCAGCACCAATTTTTGCCCTAACTTCAGGTCTTTTTGTTGGACTATCTTCGCCATAGTATGTTGGAGGTGCATTTCCACCATCTGCGATATTCATTAAAATTCCCGTATTATCACATTTTTTCCCAAATAAAGCAATCATATAGATTTCGTGCTTAAATGCTTCTTCTTCAGTTATATTTTGCTTTAGTTTTATTATTCTACTTCTATCTTTTGGTGGATTGCAATTTTTACCTCTATGATCATATAATCTATTTCTTTTTCCTTTTCCAATATAATATGGAGACCCATCATTTTTCAAATATGCATATGTATAGTATTCACACATTTTTTTTATATTTTAATAATATACTATTATTTATAATTAAAATAATTCATTCTCAGTTAGTACTTTAAACTCATAACCATGATCTAAACACCATTCTTTGGCGGCATTCCACTTTGCCTGATTTTTCGCATACTCAACGACTTCATAGATATAACCTTTTGTCTTTCTTTGTTTGACTTTAGGTTCGATACACTGTTTAAATGGTTTGATTTCAATAATCATCTTTTTAATTATACCATTTGATTCTTTGACCTTAATATAAAAGTCTGGAAAGTATCTGTGGTATCTGTTATCAATGGGTGAACGATAGGGAACAATAACTTCTTCACTTCCCCATTCTAAAATATTCTGGTTATTATCACAATAAACCATGAATTTTCTTTCCCATAAGGAACGATAAACGATGTTATTGGGATCACCCTTATACTTTTTAGGATAAGATGGTTTATATTTTCCCTTATATGACATCTAAATAACTAATAATCAAGTAGTCTTATAGGTATTTAGAGTGCCGAGAATTAAAAAAATATCAGAATTTAAACCCTTAATTACTAATCTTGCACAGACATCTCATTATCAAGTCATGTTTGGTGGATTGAATGGTCCATTAAGTTCACACTTAAATTCGAGAGGAGTAGATACGAGATTTATCACAGAAAGTTCTGGTTTATTATGTTCTTCTGCTTCCATTCCTGGGAGTTCATTGGCAACTGCGGATATCAATGGAAACTTTATGGGATTGCAAGAGAAGGTGGCACATACCCGAATTTTTACTGAGATGCAATTAGAGTTTTATGTTGATTCTGATTATAGAATGATTAAGTTTCTAGAGCACTGGATGGAATTTATTACAGATGCTTCAGAAGTTAACCAAATTGAAAAATCATACTATTACAGAATGCAGTTTCCAGATGAATATAAATGCGATCAGACAAAAATTATAAAATTTGATAGAAATGGTAATAGAGAATTGGAATATACTTTTAGAGGATTATTTCCAAAAAATTTAACATCTATTCCAGTTTCTTATGGAACTGCTGATATATTAAAAGTCAGTGCGTCATTTGAATATGAACGTTATATTGCTGGTAAAACAACATCGAAGAGTGTAAAAAGTGGAAATAGTAATAATATAGGATCTACATTTAATCCTAATGTACCTAAAATAACACGAAATAATCCGCTTGCTACAAATCCCAATTTACTTAATAATAGTAGTACTCCATCTGTCAATCCAGACACATCTTTCAGGAAAAATATAAACAAAGTTACTCGGGAGGATTTAGATTTAGTCGAAGAGGAATTAGATTTTACACTTTACTAAACTCCTCTAAATAATTACAACTGAAATTATAATGGGTTGTTATGCCTTTACCTAAAATTAATACTCCAATTTATGAGTTGGAATTGCCTTCGACTAAAAAGAAAATTAGATACAGACCATTTTTAGTTAAGGAAGAAAAGATTCTAATTATTGCGATGGAATCGGAAGATCAGAAACAAATTACGACTGCCATCAAAACTGTAATCGGTAACTGTATTCTTTCTAGAGGTATTAAAGTAGAACAATTATCTACTTTTGATATTGAATTTCTTTTCTTAAATATCAGAGGCAAATCTGTCGGAGAAGATGTTGAAGTATTGCTGACTTGTCCTGATGATGAAGAGACTCAAGTTTCTGTAGTTATCAATCTCGATGATATCAAGGTTCAATCTGATAAAAATCATTCGAGAGATATTGTATTGGATGAAAATCTAACTATGAGAATGAAGTATCCTTCTCTGGATGAGTTCATTAAATCTAATTTTAGTTTTGATGGTAAGTTTGGTGTGGATGAATCATTCCAACTAATTGCTTCTTCGGTAGAGCAAATTTATAATGAAGAAGAGTCATGGAATTCTTCTGATTGTAGTAAGAAAGAAATGCTTGATTTTATTGAGCAATTGAGTTCCAAACAATTTAAAGAAGTTGAGAATTTCTTTGAGACAATGCCAAAACTTTCACATACTGTAAAACTAAAAAATCCAAACACTGGGGTCGAAAGTGATGTTGTATTGGAAGGTCTTTCCAGTTTTTTCGCGTAAGTATGGCGCACACTGATCTTGCGTCATACTACCAAATAACATTTGCCCTGATGCAGCATCATAAATATAGCTTAACAGAGTTAGAAAATATGATACCCTGGGAGAAGGACATCTACCTCACTTTATTAGAGCAATATATTGAAGAAGAAAAATTAAAACAGCAGCAAAACAGTGGCAATTAATAACACACCACAATTAAATATGAGGAGAGGTAATATTTCTCCTAATAAGATTGCTAATACTGGGACAAATCCTTATACGGGAGAGTACTTATCTGCTGGAGAAAGAAAATTAATATTCAAAAGAAATGTAAGTTCTGCAAATGTTTTTAAGAAATCGGGAGCACTTGTAAAAACAACACCATCTGCGATCACTTCTAATGTTGATACATCAAGTTTATCTAAAAGAGTTTCTATATTAGAAAATGATGTTTCTTTTCTGGCAAAGGCATTAAATAAGGAAGCAGACCTTGAGAAAAAGGCACAGAAACAATATGAAAAAGATGTAGGAAAAGTAGAAGAAAAGAAACTTAGAAGTGGTGAAGAGAAAAAATTAGAGAAAAAAATAACCAAAGGGTTAATTTCTCCAGTAAAAGCAGTAGGAAAAAAAGCAGGAGGAGTTCTTGGGAACCTGGTAGAAGTCTTTATGATTCTCCTTGGAGGGTGGTTAACAAATCAAGGATTAGAGGCAATAAGAGCAAATGCAGAAGGTAATATTGGTAAATTAGAATCAATAGCAGAAGAAGTTGGAAAAACTCTTATAACTGTTGGTGGAATATTTTTATTATTGAATGGTGGTTTTGCAATAATTGGGGGTCTTATTGGTGCATTAGCTCTTAAGATTGGTGGATTTTTATGGAGAAGATCACTTGGAAGAATTTTTAATCCTAAAATTCCAAAGGCAAATGTCCCAAATGCTAACATAGGAGGAGGAGCTCGTGCCGTAGGTGCTGCAGGTTCTTCAATTTCTCAGCAAGCTGCAGAATCTTTAGGAAAGACAAAGATTAAAACAACAGTTAATGCTGCTAGAACTGGAGGTATGGCATCAAAACTTTATGATAAACTTCCCGCAGGAGTAAAAAGATTTAATAATCTTTTTCAAGGTGGTATGAGAGGTTCGAAGCAAATACCAGGACTTCCTCGCATGTCTGCTCCAAAACCAAAAGGACTTGCATTTAAACTTGGGGAAATGTTTGGTGGATTGAAGAATTTTGCAGGTAAAACAAAAGATTTTGTAATAGGAGGATTGAAAAAAGTTACGGATCCTTTAATAAAACCACTTTTAGGAGGAGCAAAAGCATTAGGAAATCAAATTGTAGGAATTGCGAGTAAAATACCCGGACTTAATAAATTTTTAAAAGCTCAAGGTATAAATTCTGTTAAAAATGCAAAAAGTGTAGGAAAAGGTGGTGGAATACTAGGATCAAAAGCTCTTCCCTTTATAGGTGGACTTGTAAACTTTATGTTTGCCTATGATAGGATGGCAAATGGAGATCTGATTGGTGGAGGACTAGAAGCGATATCTGGTTTGCTAGATATTGGTGGATTATGGCCATTATCTACTGCACTTGATGCATTTTTACTTGCTAGGGATTTTATGCCCGGAATTAAAGAAAATGAAGAAAAATTATTAGGAAATCTTGGATTAGGAAAATTTGTTAAAAGTGCCGAGGGTATAACATCAAAACTTCCAAATCTTGGAGATATATTAAATATGGTTCTTGGTAAAAAGCCAGAGCAACCAAAAGCAAAAGTATCACCGGCAGATACAACACCAACACCAGTGACAACACCAGTACCAGGAGAAATGCCTGCAGGAGCAATGTCTGCTGCACAAGTTTCTTCTCCATCTTCTCCATCAATGTCAGCACCAGGACCAGTATCTGGTGGTGGAAATACAACCGTAA